GTTTGTTTGCCAGGATCATTGGCAAAATTAGTGCACTTACCATTCTGCAATACGTAAACTTCATTAACGACAAGCCCATTGGCAGAATTAAGTATGCACTAAATTAATTCCGCCAACAGGTTAGGCAGAAGAAATGATGCTGCTGTTACTCAGGTAGGAATAGTGATAGCAGACGAAAATTTCGATGTATTAGACTCATATCTGATACAGGTAACACCTGATGCTTGGAACACTTGTGATAGAACATTTACTGGAGAAACTTTACTCTGGTGGATGGAGCAAAAGAACACTCCAATAAGTAAAAAGCCTACTCATATTGTTCATAGCTACAAATATTTGGTAGATAAGTTATATCAAATCTTTGATAGATATAATACAGAAGAAACTACAATATGGACTAAAGGTTCGATGGATCTATTCTGTATTAAAGATTTATGTGAATACTTTGACATGAATACTCCATGGAAGTTCTGGCAACCAAGAGACATCAGAACCGTAAAGGATTTCATAAAAGAGTGGAAGACTTTTGAGAATAATAATCATAACGCTCTCGATGATGCTTTGAACCAGTTGAGAGAGTTAAAAGCTAACTTAATTGAAAGATAGATATGGAAACAAAGATTAATATAGCGGCTATTTTAGAGAGTAAACCGCAAGGAACTAAGTTGTATTCTTCCGCTTGTGGTAAATGCACGTTAGAAGAAGCAGATGATAAAAGTTTCAAAATATCCTTCTATAATTCAAAGTTTGGTTTTATGAATGGTGGAGAAGGGTATCTTGATAAAAATGGCAAATTGTATGATGATGGAGAATGTGTCGTTTTCCCATCAAAGGAAATGCGAGATTGGTCTAAGTTCGCCTGGAAGAAAGGCGATGTGCTAGTAAGTAATGATGGCGAGGAAACTATATTTTTTGATAGATTTACAGACGATACTTATACTAAATTTGTTGGTAAGTACGTTTGGGGTGAACGTGTTCCTGCTTATAGACGCTTTTCTGAAAAAGAAGAAACTCTTTTTACTAAGAATTACTCTTTAGAGGAAAATAAAGAAAACATTAAGAAACATATACTTACTGTTGAAGCTTGTATATTAAAGGCTGGATTAAACTTGGAAACTTTAGAAACAATTCCATTAAAAGATGGAGATATATATTTTTGTAAAACTTACAGGGCTATCAAAATCGGAATATTTAAAAGTTTATATGAAGACCATAATGAAGTTTATATTTCTAATTATGTGTATTATCGTGCAAATGCAGATACTCCCTATTTAAATTATTCTAATGATGATTGGGTGGATGGGGGGATTTATCGCCCTGCTACAAAAGAAGAAAAGAAGCAGCTCTTTGAAGCTCTCACAAAGGAAAATAAAGCTTGGAATGCTGAGAAGAAAGCCATTGTGGATTTGAAGCCAAAGTGCGAGTTTAAGCCATTCGACAGATGTATTTGGAAAATACGGAATTGTGAAGGCTCTATATGGGAAGCAAGTTTCGTTTCTTATGTTGATGAGTATGGTGCTATTCCAATGGGTGTGTCTATAGATAAAGATTTGGTTAACTTAATTATCCTTCCTTATAATGAGGAAACAGCAAAGCTAATTGGTACTACTAAAGAATGGAAAGAGTGAGAAGAAACTCATGGTTATTATTACACACAAAGTGGGTCTTAGATTGGACAAGTGATTTAGGAGATTTCTGTAATAATCATCCGTCCGACCGTTATACTTATAATATTTATTTAATAATGTGTAAATTAATTGGATGGTTATGATAGATGATAAGAAGCTTGAACAAGCTGCAAGAGAAGCAGCAGATTTACATGAGCAAGATTTACCTGTAATGTCTTATTATGAGGACACAGAGGTTGATGGTCAGCATCATTTCTGTCAAGAGTTTGGTGCAGAATTATTTAAGGATGGTGCAAAGTGGGCTATCCATGAATTCTTGAAAGACTTATGGCATTCTATTGAAGAAGAGCCAAAGTATAACAAGCAAATAACTTATGTTTGGGAAAATGGTATTACAAAGACCATTATCTTGAATGAAGAAGCGGATAAGTTTAATAGAACTCCTTCTCAGATTTGGCACAACATCTGTAAGAACTATAAAGTTGCTCGTTGGCTTTACGTTGATGATTTACTTCCAAAGGAAGGAGGTGAAGAATAATGACAGTAGGAGAATACGCAAGGCTTAATGCCAAAATAACTGTCTTAAAAGAGATAGCTATAGACTATAGCGGTAAGACGATTGATAACGTTATTCAGCAATTAGAAGCAATAAGAGAGGAGGTAAGCAATGATCGAGCCGATATTATTGTCTTTGACAGGTTCGGAAACCCTTTTGAAGCAGATTGTTATGTTTAAAATAAATAGCGTATGAAAGAACTTAAAGTTGGAGAAAGAATAATTTTGGAGGTGGTTGAAGCAACAAGTTTTTCTTGTCAAGGCTGCTTCTTCGAAAATGAAGGGTATGCTTGTCCCCCCAGACTACTGCTATAACCGCTTAGACGGCAAGAATGTAATGTTTAAAGAAGTTAAGGAGTAAAGCGTATGGATACAAAATACATTCCAGGAGATTTGGTGATTTATACATCTTTAATTAAAGACTATATTGCTGAAATCTGTGAAGTTTATGAAACATCCTATCTCATAGGATTTATGAGAAGAAATTCTGCAAGAGTAACAAGTAAGGAAATCAAACCTATTCCACTTACTCCTGCCATATTAGAGAGAAATGGCTGGGATAAAGAAGGAAAAGACGGAAGTGTTTTTTCTTTATCAGAAGCATTTATGGGAGGTGACAAAGATGATGAAGACAACTATACCTGTTTTCAGCTTTATTATCAAAATAAGGAGGATGGTTGGGATATAGATATGCGTGGAGAGCCATTAAAATATGAGATTCATTATGTCCATGAACTCCAGCACCTTTTCTTTGGTCTTGGATTGGATAGTAGCATGATTGTTTAACAGCCTTCGGGCATAATTAGTAACAATATGGAAAAAGAATCTATAGAGTTTTATAAATGGGATAAGCAGAATGCAATTATCTTAAAACATAATTGTGAACGTCGTCCATATAATACCATTTACTTTAAGGATGAAGTACCTTTCATACAAATAACGGATGGTGGAAGTAGTACATCAGACTTTTATATTTTAGAAGAAAATAAGTATGATTTAGTGATACTTTGTCCAAAGATTTGTAAGGAGTACAAGATTGTTGTTTCAAAGTATGAAATAGAAAAATTGAATATCAAAGATATAAAAGTATTGTTTGATATTATTTCTTATATTGAAGACTTTAAAGCAAAAGCAAAATGTTGTATCATGGAAGTGATACATAAGTATTTAAATGTTTAACGCCTTCGGGCATAAATTTTAATGATATGACAAAAGAAGAATTATACAACGAATTACAGAATGTAGAAGGTTGCTTAAAGATGGCAGATTCACAAATATCAGAGCTTCGCAAAAAGAAGAATGATATAATGAACGACTTTCTAAGTTTGTTACCTTTTCAGGAAGGTGACAAGGTGAAAGATAAAGATGGCAATATCTTTATCATAGAACGTTTAAAAGAAGCCATATCTCTTGGCAAGAATGAAATTAAGGTTCGTTTTCTTATCCGAAAAATAAAGAAAAATGGAGAACCTTATCAATACGCAAACGAAGCTTGGGGAATTGATTATTTTTCCCTTGAAAAAGTGGAAGATTAACTAACCATCCTGTAAAGGATAAATATAGTAATATGAATAAAGAACAATTAGAACGTGCTAATCTTTTAGCTAATAGTTTAATTCCAAAAGCGGCAACGCTAACAATGCCAGATACTACTACTAAGGCAACTCTTGGAGAGTGTCTTTATGGTTTGCTCAACTGCGACAAAGAGTTCAACTCTAAATTCTCGCAACTTGCATCAGAAACAGAACAGAGATTTCAGAAAGAGTTTGATGAACTTTAGTTATTAACCATCCTACAAAGGATATAAATAGATAGTAATATATGAGTGAAAAAGTAATCAAATCGTACAAGGCATTCGACAAGAATATGCAATGCCGAGGATTCCAGTATGAAGTTGGAAAAGAGTACGAAATGGACGGAGAAATCAAGTGTTGCGATCGAGGTTTTCATGCTTGCAAGTCTCCAATGGAAGTATGGGACCACTACGACATGCTTAGCTCTCGCTTTGCAGAAGTAGAACAGTCTGGTAAGATTGATGAAGAAGGAAATTCAACAAAGGTATGCTCTTCTCGTATCAAGATTAAGGCTGAGTTGAAGCTGGCAGACATCATTAAGGTCGGTGTCGAGTGGCTGAAAGACATTACCTCACCAACAAAGGTTAAGACAGATATTGCGAAGAATAATAACGGAGGTTACTCTGCTAAGATTGGTTCAAGCGGTTGCTCTGCTAAGATTGGTTCAAGCGGTTGCTCTGCTAAGATTGGTTCAAGCGGTGACTATGCTAAGATTGGTTCAGGCGGTGACTCTGCTCAGATTGGTTCAAGCGGTGACTATGCTCAGATTGGTTCAAGCGGTTGCTCTGCTAAGATTGGTTCAAGCGGTGACTCTGCTCAGATTGGTTCAAGCGGTTACTCTGCTAAGATTGGTTCAAGCGGTTGCTCTGCTAAGATTGGTTCAAGCGGTTGCTCTGCTAAGATTGGTTCAAGCGGTTGCTCTGCTAAGATTGGTTCAAGCGGTGACTCTGCTCAGATTGGTTCAAGCGGTGACTATGCTCAGATTTACAGCACAGGAGAAGACTCCGTTGTTATGTGCGCTGGAAAAGAATCTAAAGCAAAAGCAAAGGTTGGATCATGGATAACGCTTACAGAATGGGAATGGAATGACGATAAAAAACGGAGAGTACCATTATGTGTCAAAACAGAGTACGTTGACGGAAATAATATCAAGGCTGATACTTGGTATCAACTCCAAAACGGAGAATTCGTTGAAGTAACAGTGTAACTAACCACCCTCTCCTTGGTGACAGCAGGGAGAGGGTAAAAAGAAGAGAATATGGCAGAGATTATTTACTTTGGAACAAATGGGTGTCCCGGACATTATCCAATTGGCATTGACAAAACACTGACAAATGCAGAATATAAGATGTGGTGCGAGTGTGATAATGAAACTTGGATAAATAATATTCGAAAGAATCCTGGTCGCCACATTATTAAACATCACGGAGAGTTTTATACAAATTATGGTGTTCCGTTCTCTGTAGATGAAGTCAGAGTTGGTGATCATACCGAACTTTTTTGGAAAGGCATTCATACGGAAGAAGAAATTATCAACTTGATAAAGAATAATCCGTTTTTATCAAAGCAGTTTAAACTAAATGAAGATACCTGTTGGCGGAATTAATTTAGTGCATACTTAATTCTGCCAATGGGCTTGTCGTTAATGAAGTTTACGTATTGCAGAATGGTAAGTGCACTAATTTTGCCAATGATCCTGG